ACTTACGGTCAAATGATGGATTTGGAATTTACTATTCCTAACACCAATTCAGAACGTGCATTTCAAGTTGACCTAACACAATTACTAGATCAAATTACTACACAACCGTATGAATCAGTTTGTGTACACAACGAATTTACTTTTGAAGTTGTACCAGGTAACTACAAATCATTCACTGATAATGCACTAAAAACTTTTGAAGAACAACGGTTGTTTAGAACTATTGACAACGAAGACTTATCAGAAATTGATAAACTTTCAAGATTTAACGAAAGTTTTAATAGACTAACTGAAATTAATATTGGAACTATTTTTAACAATGTAAAAAGTATTACTATAGGTGATGAAACAGTTGTAAATCCTGTACACATTAGAGAATTTTTAGAAAATGCAGATACTGGAGTTTACAAAGCAATTTTGAAACACGTTGACGAACAAAGAAAAAAATTTCAAATCAAACCGTTTACAATTACAACTACCGAAGAGGAACAAGCATCTGGTGCTCCAAAAACATTTGAGTTACCATTTACTTTTGACCAATCAAATTTTTTCGCCTCAGGATCTTAACTTTATCACTTGACGAAATCATGGAAGAAGTTAAGATCCTAGACAATTCCGTCAAGCAAATCAAGTTTGACCTTAGTAGAATCTGTTGGTACATGCGTGGAGGGTTAAGTTATACTGAAGCGCATGAAACAACTCCCGAAGATCGAGAAGTTATGAGTAAACTGATTGAGGAAAATTTAGAGACTGCTAAGAAAACTCAGCAGCCTTTCTTTTAATTACTTTGTAATTTTGTAACCGGCTTTGGTAAGCATGTCAATTGCTGCATCTACATCAGGAGATGTTTGACTTGACTTAAAACTTGCTTTTGGTTCGTCTTGAGCAAATCTACTCTTGTCAAATCCAGCAGAGCCGCCGTAACCTTTTGCAACAACATCACTGATAATTTTACGCACTTCACGCTTTGTCAAGATGTCTTCACCTTCTGCTTCGTACATGCTTGCATTTGCTCTTACACTTTTAAATGTTGGCTTTGCTCCGCCCAACTGTCCTGCAGGAACAACACCACTTGCATTTTTTGCTGCTGTTGCTGCTTTACCAATTGCAGCACCTGCTTTTTGTGCGCCAACTTTAGCCATGCCGCCTAGTTTTGCTGCGGCTGCACCTGCTGCCTGTGCTTTTGCTTGACGGGCAGCACTTTTATCTGCTGCTTTGTTTCCTTTAGTCTTGAACTGTTTGACAATTGGTGCAGCAACATTACCTAAACCTTTTTGATCAAAGTATTTCAAAACAGCATCAGCAGTTGCTTTCTGTTTTGATGTTTTTAGATAAGTCAGTAGTTCTACTTCTATCTGACGTGCTTCATCTTTAGTAGCACCCTTAGCAGCCTTTTTGGCTTGCTTCATCATACGTGCTTTTTTAGTAAAAGGAATTGCTTCATCAATTTCATGATCCTCAGCAATAATCTGATATACTTGCATAGCGAATAGTCCTTAAGTGTAAAGTTGTTATAGTTATTTATACATTTAAGATGAACTAACGTTCATCTGTGTTATCGCTATCGCTCAACACGAACTATTTGTTTGTGATAATAGTACTAGTTAAGGCATATGCGTAAGCATATGCATTTAGTATTATTCAGATTGTGAAGTCATAATTCGCCCGTTGCCGGGCGAACATGGTTTTGCGCATTATTCGAGTCGCTTCAGCCATCTTGTTATAAGAGATTCAATAGTTTCAAAACTATATTCTTAAAATATAGTTTGCAACCTATTGTCGGAGGCGGTTGACCTGTATCCCCCTACTCTAGATTCGTCATATCAACGGAAGGCAGTTATTCCCTAACAAGCGAAAACACTTACCCTTGGGTTGTATCTGTTTCACAGAGCCCAAATCTTTTAAAGCCTATCGTATACTTCTTCACGCGGACACTCCATACCACCGGCTACGAGCCTTACCTCGGCTGGATTTTGGAGGACTTTCGTCAATTGGGTCCGTTATGTAGCCTATTTGTGTTCTAGTAGTGCCTGGCGTAGTTTTTGTGAACCACCAACTCTTACATTGATGATGCCGTTGTAATATTCATCTGTTTCTAATACACGCCTATCAAATTGTTCTCGTGCTTCAATGTAACTCATTTCTGCTCTGCTTTTGCAAAAGTAAAGTATTTCACGAGAAAAGTTTTGTTCGCCTAGATTTTGTACATCTTCATTAAGTTTATCTGAACTTCCCCAGTAAGTTTGCCAATCTGATTCTTTGTGGCCTCTGCGTTTGTTCTTTTTGCCTTTTAGTGGTGGCTTGGTTGTTTTAAACTTTGCTAATTTTTTGCCTATGTACTTGCGATTGTCTGTTAAGTTGGTAATCAAGTAAACAAATCCTTCGTACTCATCTGGTATTGTGTCAATTTGTTTACCTTTGTATGTCCAACTCATACATTAATTACTTCTTTGCAAGTACCTCACGTGCCTTTTTTGGATTATTATTTTTTCTGCCGTCTTCTATGCTTCTAATATGCTCTTCCATGATTTCATCACGACGAACTTTGCACAACTTTTGAATTTCACTCAACTTTTTACGTACCTTGCGGCGTTTTAATTCCGCAGGACGTTGTTGAAAGATTTCATTTAGTGCAAAATAATCTAATACAGCAAGTATTAGTTTATCGTGAGTGTCATCTTCGATCATTCTACAATTTCAATATCATTTTCGTATGTGGTAAAGCCATTTTCTTTAATAACTTTAAGCACATTGTTTACTCTGCCTACCAATTCATCCTTGTGACTAATCAAGAACACATTTTTGTTACGCTCTCTAGTCATTTTCTTCAGTATGCCTATACTATTTTCCACACCAGCAGTGTCCATACCGCTATCGATCAACTCATCAATGAACAACAAGTTGATATTTTGATACAATGATTCCCAAACGTCACGGAATGCAAACGAAAGACCAAGTATTAGTCTGTTGCGTTCGCCTCTTGACAAGTTATCAAAGTCCAAGTCCTGTCCAAGTTGTGTAATTTCAACTGCTAGGTCGTTTTGGAACACTACTTGATGTGGTAAGCCTATTTTATCTAAGTAATATGTTAGCCTTGCATTCAAATATGCCAAGTTTTGGTCAATAATCTTCTTTCTAATAAAAGAATCTTTGTTAGTCAGGAGTTTAAGGAGAAACTCTTGGTGTTCTTTTAGATTGTTCAACTGATTTACAGTGGTCCAATCAACTTCTTGTAATGCTGTGTTAGTTAAATCGTCAATTTGAGCCTGGTACGGGTCCTCTTCTTGCGTTTTACTTACCAAAGTTTTGTGCAAGTTATCTACGTTGTTTCTATGTTCATATGCTTCTTTAGCAGTTTCATAGAATGTAGACGGTCTACCGTTGATATCACCGATATCATCTAAATTATTCAGCACTGTACGGTATTTTTCGCCAACTTCTGTTTGATATGCCATTGAATCTTGCAGATCTTTGGTCTTTGTTGCAAGAATCTCTGCTTTTTTGTCTTCATGTAGTGCTTGACCGCATGTATAACAAGTTGCATCGTCTAGATCAGCAATATCTTTCTCTGCTTTCTCTACACTCTTGGTTGCTCGCATCAAAGCACTCTCTAATGTTGCTTTTTCTTTGTTTAAAGCAGCAATAGCAGTGTTAAGTTCGTTCCAATTTTGCAGTTTGTCGTGGCTATCCAATTCTTTTTCGATATCCAACTGTTCTAACTCACTGATACCCTTTTCTAAACGTTCAATATCAGTCTTTTGTTTGCTTTTCCATGCTTTTTGTCTATTAACAAGTTGGTCAATGCTGGTTTGAATCTTTTCATTACTGCTGTTAATGGCTTCAATGCGCATATTTTCAGTAGTAATAGCATCTTTAGTAACTCTTACTTGTTCTTTTAGCAAGTTTGCCTTTTCAGATAGTATTGTTATACCTAATAACTGTTCGATAATAGCACGTTGATCGTTAGTTCTCATACTTAAGAACGGTTCTGTATATGTGTTTAATGCTACAATATGTTTAAACATATCGTGGCTCATATCCAGCAGATCGTTAATAGTTTCTTGTGTTTTACGACTATCACCTTGACTATTATCGTCAAATTCTTGTGATTGTTCTTGTTCGTTTACGTAAAACTTGAGTACATTAGGTGATCTACCACGTTCAATGCGGTATTGTATGTTGTTTTTCTCAAAGTTGAGTGTAACCAACATGCCTTTGCTGTTGGTTTTGTTGATCAAGTTGTTACGTTTAATGTTTGTTAGTGCTTGACCGTACAATGCATAAGATAATGCGTTAATAATGGTTGTTTTACCTGTACCGTTTCGTGATCCACTATCGTCACCACCTTGATCCAAGTTTTCACCAAGCACTAGAGTTAGTTGATCTTCATCAAAGTCAACTGCTTGGGTAACATTACCCACACTCATAAAGTTTTTTACTGTAAGATCTTTAATTTTAATCATTCTAACCCGTTGTATATGTCTAATAGCAAGGACTTGTTGAAGTTTTCACTGTCAATTGCTAATATTTCGTTGCTAACAATCTGATCAACACTTTCAAATTGTTCAATGTCAAGATCTGTGCTTATTTCTTCGAGACTCTTCTGTGGAATAAGTGTAATCTCACGACAATTGTATTCTTTAATAAATGTTTCTTTGATAAAAGTTGCTTCTTCGAAACTGATAGGCAAGTCTAGTGTAACTCTTAGATACATTTTACTTTTGATCAGTGTGTCTTTCTCATCAATCAACTGTGATAGTTTAACTGTGCGGTATTTAGGACAGTCTGCCCAGTTAACATACATTGGTTCTGCTGAATTTTCTCTATCGAGTATCATCATACCACGTTCGTCGTCCCATGCATCTGCATAGTTGTGTGGAAATGCATTACCAATGTAGTGTACATTCTTCTGACTTTGTCGTTTATGGAAGTGACCGGTAAACACATACTCAGGTTTTGTCAAGTTTTCTGCTTTTAATTCGCCGTGATCGGGCATCCTTACCATAGCATTCATAAGGAAACTTGGTAATTCAAAGTGTCCAAACATGTATTTGCAATCCATAGCAGCAACTTTTTTCCATTCGTCGCCTACCATCCACGGAACAAGTGCAACATCTTCAATTTGTGTAATTTCTTCCACAACAGTTACACCTGGAATGTGTCTAGCAAATTCTGTGCTTTTAACATCACGTTTGTCTTTATAATACAAATCGTGATTGCCAGCAAACATGTAAAACTTATCAAATGCTGCACCTAGTTTTTCTAAACTGCGGATACCTGCATCCATGGTTGTTAAATTTAAACTGTTACGGTTGTGATTCCAATCACCGCAAAAAATTGCAGTATCACAACCGTGTTCTTGTGCGGTTTCAATAAACCAATCGACAAATTCTTCGCAATCTTGGTTATGAATGCGAGAATTACCTTTCATACCAAAGTGTATGTCGGTAAAAACTGCTGCTTTGTTAAACAAAATTTATACTCCGTGTAGACTTACATTGTAAATGGTAATTTTTACAAAGTCAACCTATTCTTTTTCGGCTTCTCTGCGAACTGCTGCTTCCCATTCGCCTTGATGTAGTCTTGTATAACTTGGATTTAAGTCATTCATTTCTAAAATGTCGTCGCGAATGTTTTGATTTCGTTTTTCAAGGTTAATAACACGTACAAAACTGTTAGTAACAGCGGCAGTGTAATAAGCAAAAGGATTTTGAGATTTTGATTCGTCAAATTGTAAACCAATTTGTGATAATTGAAGGATTGCTTGTCCTTTCATTTCGTCATTGTATGTGTAACCACGCACATTGCCTCTTGTTGCATATCTATCAACAAGTTTCATCCACATTTTAGCAAGTTCGTTAGTTGCTCTACCGTGATCTAAACTAAAGTATCCGTTTTCCATGCCTCCAGTCCAGTGACTTTTGCCTACACATATTAAATTGTCATCTTCGTCAAACTTGTAATGTTGATACGGAGGAAACGGCAACTTAACTTTGCGATCTGCAATTGTTTTTGGATTCTTTTTCCGTCCTGGTTCATCAGGAATGTGATCAAATGTCATGATTCTAAAAATCAATTCATTTTTTTCAATAGTTTTATAGTCAATTTCACAGTCGGCAACTTTTACACGTTTGCCTTCTGCTTTTGCTTCTTCATAAGCAATAGTTGAAAGTTTTTTTGCTTTGTTACGTTTTGCTTCTGCAATAGTTCTAATGTTAATTTTATCAATACTTGGTAAAATGATATCATAGTATGCAAATTCTGGTTCAATAAAACTGCTGTAATTCATTTTACTTTTGTGTATCTCAGCCAACATGTCTTTGTTGTTAAGATATTTTACTCGTCTAGCCATAGATTCTCCTACACTTTATATTTATTATAAACTACGCACATATCTTTGTCAACTAAATACTATAAGGAGTATTCATGGGATTTTTTAACTTTATTGAAACAGTATCAGACGTTGTTAACAATGCTTCAAATGTTGTACGTAATGTATCAAACTTTGCTAGTGGTGCACAACGAGTCTTGGAAGACTTATCTGATCCTATAGCATGGATGACAGGAAACAGACGTAGAAACATATCACCTGGTGCAACACCTACTAGAAGAGTAGCATCTCAAGGTCGATTTATTTCGTCTGACAATTATGATGGCGACGACTGGCGTGTAAGGATACATTTGCCTGCTAATCCTAGTTCTTTTGCAGGTTCACCTGTGTTAGATCCGTTAAAATACAGTAATAACAGTATGGTATTTCCAACAACTCCACAAATACTTGTTAGTCATAGTGCCAATTACAATATGTTTCATCCGATTCACACAAACTATCCATATCCTGTATACGAAAACAGCATGGTAGAAGACATTACAATCAGTGGTGAGTTCCCTGTTGAGAATGAAGCAGACGGAAGATATTGGGTTGCTGCTGTGCATTTTATGCGTAGCATTACAAAAATGTTTTACGGCGAAGGAGAATTAAGAGGACATCCACCGCCACGTGTAGCATTAAGTGGCTATGGTAATTTTATGTTTGACAGAATGCCTATTGTTGTAAAAATGTTCAGTATTGATTTGCCAAACAACGTTGATTATATTAGAGTACCGTTGGATGCTAGTTCATTGTCGTCAACTTCGTCAAATAATCAAATAGCAGGCGGTACATATACATATGTTCCAACATTGAGTACGTTGAACATTACAGTTGCACCTGCATTCAGCAGAGATGCAACTAGACAGTTTGATTTAGGCAAGTTTATTCATGGTGATTACATTGGACAAAAAACTGACGGAGGGTTTATCTAATGATTCAGTATGAAAAAAACAGTCCGTATTATCTTACAAACCTAAATCGAAACTATTTAGAACTATACGAAAAAAGAAACATACCAGCAGTTGATAACGATATTACATATGAAATAGAACCACAGTATGCTTACAGACCAGATTTACTTGCATTTGACCTTTATGGCAGTGCAAAACTATGGTGGGTATTTACAATTAGAAACATGGAAAGTTTAAAAGATCCTGTTTTTGATTTTGTACCTGGACTGAGAATAAAATTACCTCAAAAAACAACACTTGATGCGGTATTAGGAAAATGACACTAGCAAATCCTCTACACAAATATACTAGTTACAATTATAGGTGGAAATTTGGGGTTATAGGACCTCAAAATATTCATCAGCCTGAAACTTATAGACAAAATGGTCCTGATTTAACTATTATTCAAAGTGGCGGATTTCCAGATAAAAGTGTAACTACGTTTGCTGAACAAGCATTGGGTGTAAATGTAGAATATTACATTGATAATGTTAATTCTGAATACTTGGTTGTTCCAAACCCTGGTACAAGCAATGCAAATAATATTCAAATTGAGTTTAAAGTTTACGAACCTTTAAGTGTTGGTTTGTTTTTTCAAACTATTAGACTAGCAACAGATCAATTATATAATAATCAACGTGGATATTTAGATGTTCCGTTTTGTTTACAATGCGATTTTGTAGGATTTGATGATGACGGAAATACACATCAAGAACCACCACATACACTAGCATTAAAATTGATAAATGTTACATTCAATGTTGACCAAAGTGGTAGTGTTTACACTGTAACTGCTATTCCTTGGAATCACCAAGCATTTACAGATGAAATTAGCAAAGTTCAAACAGACATCACGTTAGCAGGCGAAACAGTTTACAGCATGTTAGCAGGAGAAACTGAGACAAGTTTAGTATATGAACTTAATAGACAACAAGAAGATTTAGAAGCAAGTAACAGTGTGGTTAGTGGAAATCGATATATTATTGAATTTC